TGTCTTTCATCTCTCACCATAACAGTAATTGTTTTTCTCATTTTTCTTCTCCCTTATAGCTCCATTAGATACATTTTTCAAAGTCGAACGCGAAAGTCACAGGGTCTAATACCTGTTTTAAGTCCGGCAGTCTCTTTGCCGTGGTCAGATAGCCGTTGACATAAGTGTATGTCTTGGGCATAGACTTGATGTTGATAATCAAACTGACCTCGAAGGGTGTCATTTGATTTTCAGACGCTGCAATCAGCGCTTGAAAATACGGCAGTGACGGGCTAGACGGTTCAATAGTGATATGCACCGTCTTTTTAGACGGAGTATAACCAGCACTCAACTTGCCGTCGACGCCCATTCTGGTAACGGCCAGAGTTTCCTCGTCTTGGTTGATTGCTTGGTCGGTAGCGAATCCCTCAACAGCAAAGCCGACGGGGAAAAGGTCATTAATAATCATAACCGCCGTAGCGTTAGCAGATGTGATGTTGCTGCTCATAGTCTAGTTTCCCCCTTTATACTACCGCTGTAAGCGGGAATTCAATTTTATTGACGCTGCCGCCGTAGGTGTACCATACAGAGATGTTGGGTGTTCCTCTGGTTGCCCTTACTTCCGGCGCCGGGTCAGTTACCCTAATGACAAAACCATTAGTGTACAGCTCGGTACTGATATCCTCGCCAGCTTCTTGATACAGCTGTGCTTTTTGCGCTTCGGATAGTTTTACACCGGGGTCGATTACGCCATTTGTGAGCGCTCTGTTAATCGGGTCTGTCAGCCATGCTTTAATCATGGTATAGCCACGGTCTACATACGGCAGGCGCAAAGTTTGTTGCATACCGTTTAGGCAGGCAGTCTGCATGACGTTTTGCAGCCAAATCATATTGATGTAAACATCAACGAAGCCATAACTGCCGCCGCTCATAGCGCCATCGTAGAAGATGTTGAACTGCTCGCTTCTGGACGCATAGCGGCCGTAGAAGTTGACTTTGTTGTCCAGCAGGCTTGCCTGTGTCTGGTCATCGGTGCAGGTCGGAGCAAGTCCGCTCTGTGTCTTGAACGCCCAAGAGATAGCACCCTGTTCACGGTTCCAGTCGATAGAAGCCGCGCAGCCCATGATAAACACAGAAACTTCGCCATTATCGTAGGTGTTAATAGTGCCCTCGTAGTCGTTGAACGCCAGCTGGCCGGGCAAGGAAGAATCACCGCCGGCTACTTGGCTAGCGTCCATGCTGTAGGCGCAATAGAGGAATTTGTTCGGGTTGCTGTTGCTCCACGCTGCCAGTTCTAAGGCTTCTGCTGTGCTTGCTTGGTATACAGTGGTGAAGCTTACCCAGTTTTCAGACTGTTTAATCGCAGCATTCATAGTTTGGGTAGGTGTCATTGCCGCAGTACCTTGACTTACCACAGCACCAGCAGCGGCAGTAAGGCCTAAAGCAGTGGCTACGTCTGTTCCCAAAGCTTCTACGTTGCTTCCATCGGTCGCATAGGTCACGCTGGAATCGTTCCCCGTAGTGTTAGAGACGATGCGATAGTTTTTCTGGTTGGTGTTGAAAGTTACCGTTGTGCCGGTTACCTTTGCCTGAATCAAACCTGCGATATCGCTTTGAGTTTTAGCACTGGAAAAGTCCAGCCCGGTTACGGTTTTCGGCTTACCGTCCACAGAGATAGTAAATCCGCCATTTGTGATTTTTTGCAGGTCGGTTACTCCCAGTGCTTGGCTGCCTATTAAGGCGCCTGCGATAGCTTTATCCGCACGGCGGAAGAAATAAAGCGTGTTAGGTTTCTTGCTGCTGTTCGTGAAGCCTAAGAAGTAAATAACCGCAAGACGATACTCGTCGCTGTCATAGCCGAAGTATTCGCCTACTGCCTGCTGGCCAGTAAAGCCCATAAGCAGCGGATATGGCATGATAGCGTTTTTAGTAAGCAGAACGCCAGCAAGTTCTAACTCTGTGGAACCAGATGAAATAACTCTTGGCGTGATGTTTACAAGTCTACTTGCAGGAATAGCCATTTTTTAGATACCCCCTTTAATTAGTTTGTTGGCGGGTGATGTACGTCAACATTTTCCAGTCTTGTCACGCTTGCCCGCTCGAAGTATTCAACCTCGATAGAATATGTTGACCACATAGACAGGTGTAGTTTGACTTGAAAGCGGTTGATAAACTGATTAGTGTCGTCTACGTAAGGCAGATACACCATGTTTTCAGCGTACAGCAGGCCAATGTCATAGTTATTATGAAAAAAATCGGCCGCATAGGCGCTACGGCTCAAGGTTTCTAGTCCTTCGGCCCTGCTCCGTGAACGGTCGATATCGGTGTCGCAAAAATCAACAGTTACAACGTATTCCCGTAATGTGGCCGTGATAACGTTACCTTCCGGGGTAACTTGGCTTTCACCTGTGTTTGTCCCTATACGGCGCGTCTGGCTCAAGTAAAACAATGTGTGCTCCCGTTCATCGCCGGGTAGCGCCATGTTGTTCTGGTTGCCCTCAAACACGCGCTGCGGGTCAAGCGTCGGCCGCATGTACTTCAACAGAAACTCGGTAACTGCGACGTTTATTTTTTTTTCTACATCAGATACAGGCATTTAGTTTCCCTCGCCTTCGTCGGGTTCTTCCGGGTCAGGCTCTGGCTCCGGCGCTGGCCGTGTTTGTAGTACCGGCGGCGTCACAAGTTGGGTGATTTCAAAATTCGCCCACCCTGCATGTGCTGACCAGTCTTCAAGCACTTTGGAGATGTGCCAGTAGGTCCCATCTTCGCGCTGGATGATATCACCTGTCCTACATAGCGGCACCCGCGATATACCGTCTACGGGCAACGGTTGACTACTGTCAACAAACATCTGCTCTGTATGCGGCATATCGGGCACGTTTTCGCTATGGTCAAGGGAGTTTTCAGCGTTCGGCTGAATCTGCGCTGCAATCGTGATTGGCTCTTTATAGTACGGCGTCACTCTCCCATACGCCACAGCCTGCCCGTCAGACTGATAAAGAGTAACTGTCTCGTCCGGGTGTACCGACGTTATTGAACCTCTCACTATAGCATGTAAATTCATCCCTAACATCTGTTATTCTCCTCTTTATTTTTCGTTGGCAATCTGCCAGCTAACAGCATTAATCATTGTCGATGTGTCAATAAGCGCCCGCTCCGGGTTGCTTACCCCTAAAGACTTCCCGTTCTTCATCTTCCGCCGTTTAGCCGCTATCGTAGCAGGCTTGTTAAGCCGTGGCTCTCCCGGCGGCCAGTTGCGTCATTTGCAAATCGGTACGCGCCGACGGTCCAAGTGCCCGCAAGGCTCGAACAAAGATATCCTGTTCGATGATGTGCCCCTTGAAAATTCTTTCAAGGAAGCCCAGCCAGTCCTTACTTTTTTCCTCGACGGTCTTTTGCATAAAAGGCCGTTCAGGAACGCCGCCAAGGCCTACATTTTGAATGTAGGCGATATACGCTACACTTTTCCCGTCCGGGTACGTTGACCCCTCTGGAAAGCCTATTTCCAGCTGCGGGTTTTGCTTTGCCAGCTGGCCGACAACTCTTTTAAAGTTGCCCAGCAGTTCCCCGCTACCGCCGCCAGCTTTTAACTCAACATGAAAGCCCATTGT